GAGTCATTTTTTGGTGATTTTTTGCCCTACTATTTGCATTATTTTACAGTTTTATATTAGCAGCAAAAGGGTAATTTATATTTTACTTGGCAGGGTTTTTTTGAGTTGCCGGTTGCGCCAAAGTAGTTTGTCTCTTCCCCAGGCTCTGTGAAAACATTTGTCATGTAATGCAATGTCAAGATCATGCCACCAATTGATCACAGCTTTGCAATGAATGGTGTCTTTCACTGGCATGGCAAAGATGCAAGTTTTGTCTTCTTCATGTGATAATGGACATTTATGTATAAAATCCATTTTTTCCATTGAAATGTTCACACCGACACTAAATATAAGTAAAGTAAGTAAAGTAAGTAAAGTAAGTGTTCACACTAGTTTACCTACTTTACCTTTCCTGCGCGTCGGTTAATTAAGTAATGCATCTAAATCTGTACGATTTTTCGCATAAATTCCGCGCTCAATCTTTATTATTCTTTGCTGTTTTAATAACTTTTTAAGCCAAGCGCTAACTGATTTACTGCTAGTAATATTCAATGTTTCTTTTAGGCTTAAGCGCATATCGTCATATGTAAAATTGTCACCCATGCTACTTATATTTTCAAGCACACGGTCTTCATCGGAGTTCTCTTGTTCCCGGTACCAAAACACCTCACCTTTTGGCAACGGCTGCAAATACTCATATAGTAAATGATCACGCTCATCATCATCGGTAAGCTTGATGCCAAGCGGTAGGTTATGAAATTCGCTATTCGTCCTGGTCTTTGTAATCTTCATCACTTTAAGCCTATCATTAAACGTTCCGGCAAGTTGTATTAGGTTATCTAGCCAGTTACAATAGAATGAACCGCCAAACACCATTGCAGTGTCTATTGGTACTTGCTTTTCGCTTATCTTTTTATGGTGTGCTACCATCATCACCGCTAGTTTATAACGCTTTTTAATGGATTCAATCGTTTCTAATAAACTACGTAACTGGTCATTCTTCACTGTATCAACCTGGGTACTTGTATAGAGGTTGTCAATAATAAGCACCTCAAACGGCTTTTTCGCAGCTTTAAGGTTGCCCTCAATCTTCACATAAGAGTCCTCAAACAATTTCTTTTGGTCCGCACTAACAATATGCAAATTCTTGCCAAGCAAGTGTTTCCGATCCGGATATTTATCAAGTAGTGCATTCATCATGGATGTGATACGTTGCGTCATCATGGAATCCATCATTTCAAACTGTACAAGTAGCACACGCCTAGGCCTTGGCACATTAAAACTCATAAATGGCACACCCATCGCAACACACAACGCAAATTGCAAGGCCCATAGACTTTTACCTACGTTTGTACCGCCTGCAACACTGGTCCGACCGTCTTCAAGTAGTACCTCATCACAGATATACTTTATTTCTTCTTTAAATGTATCAACAAAGTCTAGCACATTGTACACCGGATCACCGCCAAAGTCACCAGGATCATCTCCAAAGACTTTAGCACTATGTAGCAGCATATTAAAGTCAATTGCACTATTTCCTGCAACAAAGTAGTCGGTTATGTCCATGCCAGTATCTAATTCTACTATTTTTATATTACGGTCTGCATGGTATAAAGCATTTGCTAGTTTCTTTGCTCCCTTGCGCCCACTTTCATCATTGTCATAACAGATTGCTATTTTGTTATAGTCATCAAGCACGGACAAATCTTTGGGTATGCCATTAGCGCCACTTGTGAATGTTATGGCCGGGAAACCATAACAAGCAGCACTAATAGCATCCTTTTCACCCTCACAGATAAGTAGCGTACTGTCAGGTTTTATATTTGTTAGTTCAGGGTAAATTTTGCATTCTGCATCACCAAACTGCTCGCCCTTGTGCCGTTTAATGTGATTATCCGCAATACGAAAAACCAATTGCATTTTGTTATCATTGTTGCGCACCGCGATACCATATTGTTCTTCTATAGCAGTTTCATTCCAGGGTAGTTGCAGCTTTTTAATAACGTATGCTGAATTAGCGATGAAATTGGCCCTATCTTTTACATATCCTGATTGTTTTACAGCTCCGCTACTTTTCACGTATAACCTCTCTTTTACTTTTGGTGGTTCAATATCTCCGATAGCAGGCTTTTTATTCGTTTCATCAAACCACCAGGTCTTCGTACACTTATGGCAGAATGCATGGTCCGGCTCAATTTGAACATTATAATTCTTATTACCATCATTACACTTTGGACAACGCGCACGATTCCCAACTGAGTTGATCTCAGTGAAAAACTGCGATGGCCGACTCAAAGCTGGGATTTAAGTTGCGAGATTTTTACAAGTGCTTTAAATATTTCAATCCCGGTTTCTAACTTTTCTCTCTTGATAACGTGCTGATGAAATTTGCCGTCATCCTTACCAAAACGCATTACTAAGCCATACGCTACGTTGGCTTTTGGTTGCGCTTGTTCAAACATATAAGTGTAGGCAGCTAACTGTAGTTTATTTTCTGCATATAAATACTTTGAGGTCTTCCAGTCAACAACAACTAAGTCTTCACCCATACGACCAATGCAGTCAATTGTGCCACCAACTTGCAGTTCTTCATTAACAAGAAGTAACTCATTTTTAAGTGCCTTAAACTCTACTTTCTTATACCATTGCAAGTAGCCTGCAAATGCTTTCATTGTAGCTTTTTCTTGGTTGTAGCTATAGTCTTTGGTATCCACATCAAAGCCTTGCTGATGTGCTTCTATTAATAAATGAGTTAATGTACCTATATCGCCTGCCTCATTTAAGACCTTGTCACTATCCTGACCACCAAGCATCATACGCTTTGTCCAAGCAAGAAGTGCATTCTTATTCCATCCTAAAGTCTGACTAATAATAGTCGTGACGCTTGGCACTCTAACGCCCTCTTGGTTAATGTATCTCATTCCGTGTAAACTTGTCTTACCCATGTAAACTCCTTATCTTTGTTGCTACTAACTCTACTACTGGCACGCTCACTGCGTTACCACACATTTTATATCTTTGTGTATCGGAAATTTTTTGATCGCCTGCGTACGCGGTCCAATCATCAGGAAAACCCTGCAAGCGCTCACATTCTTTTGGTGTAAGCCTGCGCACTTTGTTGTCTAAATGGTATAACCCAGTCTTAGCGCCCATACCACCACCCTCACTATTTAGTGTAGATGAGATGCCATTTGTGTCATAGACTCTACCCCATATAGAATTGTGTCCTTTTTTATCTACATTGCCTACCTGAATCAATGTTTCTCCGCCTGAATGTGCGCCTCTCATTAGGTTTTGGGTAATTGTGGTTGAATATTGACGCGAAGCCTGCCTCGTTTTTCGGCTCTTTTGTAGTAAGCTATCGCTTTCTCCGATAGGAAATACTTTTGATCTACTTCCTCTTCCAATATGTCCGACAATATATATCCGCTCTCGATTTTGGGGTAAAAGCCACTTAGTATTAAGCAATTGGCACTCAACGGTATAACCAAGGTCGGTAAGAACTTTGTATATTGTCGAAAACGTGCGTCCATTGTCGTGACCAAGCAAGCCTTTAACATTTTCGAGTACAAAATAATTGATTGGCTTTCCTCTTTCTTTGTAATGTCGCAGAATCCGCGCAATGTCAAAAAAGAGAGTACCTCTGGTATCGTCAAAACCTCTGCGTTTTCCGGCAATACTGAAAGCTTGGCACGGAAATCCTCCACAAAGGATGTCAATGTGACTTGGCAAGTCTCTGCCTGGCTGAATAGAGGTAATGTCTCCGAGTGCTTTGGCATCAGGAAATCTTTCTTGGTACACCATTGCAGCATACTTGTCTATTTCTGAAAACCCTACCCATTCAAACCCATATCCTGCTTGCTCGAAACCTTTGTGAAATCCACCGATTCCACTAAATAAATCAAGCATGCGCATATTACTTGCATAACTCGCATATTTCTTTCTTCTTACCGTACGTAGGTATTTGACCTTTCTTGTAGTACATATAGCGCTTGCCACAATGGTTACCCATATTGACCTTTTCATATGTACGACCACAAGTAGGGCAAGCCTTTACAAGCTTATCCACGACTAACTTGCGCCCACGTGTTTCTTTATTCTTTAATATGCGTCCTGCATATCGTTCATTCTTTTCTTTTGTATCAATTACCCATTGCATGTTTTACCTCTCTATATTGTTAATTGTGTTGATTCTTGAAATATGTCAACTTGACTTTCTTGTGTTTTAATTCTTTTTTCTGCAATCTCAATAAACTCAGGGTTAATCTCACTGCCGATATAATTCTTTTTTAATTTCAAAGCAGTCAGGGCCAATGTTCCGCTACCCATAAATGGATCATAGAAAGTTTCACCGGGAGTCCGTGCGACTATAGGCAAGTATGCTTCAATTGGATCTTGTGCTGGATGTACACGTTTATTATGGATGTAATCTGATTGTGGATTTACACCGGTAATTAAATCAATTGTAGGTACGCCTCTAACATTAGATTCCATGCTCATTTTATCAGCAGTTACACTCATTGCAATTGGCGTGATGGTCTTAATCCATTTATTTTTAATTCTTCCAGTAGCACCAATATTTCTACGATGGTAATAAAGCCACTGCGTAAAACCTGATAACGCTTCTTTCAGCTCCCACATATATTCTTGACTCATAAATACATACACAGCATTAGCGGTCACACGTTCCATTTCTTTACATAAGCAAGTAAGCCATGTTATATAGTTATCTTTTTTGTCATTACTGTATGGTCCGTAATCTTTTTTTGCATTCCACGGTGGTGATGTCACAATAACATCTACTGCATTGTCAGGCCATTTAGCCATAGTGTCCATACAGTCTTCGTTATATATTGTATTAACTAATTTCACTTTTCACTTTCTCAGTTAAATCAAATTCTTTCTTACCAACCTTGTGACACGCAAAGTGTACTTCAGGGTTTTTGCGATACTTCATAAGGTTCATTATCTTCTCTACTAAGTCCTTATAGCGCAAAGCGGTAACAATCTGATCTTCTCTTTCTGACTCTTCTGTGTCAAATGACACACTTCCTGCATAATGTTCTAATATCATTAACTAAACTCCGGAAATCTTTCGTACTGATAAAACCATGTACGCTTTGATGTTTGATTATTTTTTGCTGTTGTTAAAGCAAGACTTAGCATCTTTTCATTACCATAAGGCACAAATGCACATTTATCTTGTGGTACGTAGTACACTGCTACCACATCAACCCTACCACTATTAACATATTTAACGCAGCGAACTTGTATAGCAGTATCTGTTGTAGGTTTAGTAATAGTCTTTACTTGGACACGTTGAAATGATTTATTATGTAGTTCAACAATTAAATCAACATGGTCAACATCCACTTCAGGTATATAGACTTTATAGCCTTGCTTTATTAATTCTTGGCGCACAGCCAACTCTCCAAGAGTGCCAATATGCTGACTATGCAATTTTCCACTCTCTAAGCTGAGAGCGTTCCATATGATAATGCTCACCATAACCATTATCAGATAAGTTGCTCGGATTAACTAATTCAGCGGACCATACCCATCCTTGTATCTCATAACGTGGCATTGTGCCACTAACAAGGATATACATGTCGCAATCATCGACCTTGCGCCACTTTTTTGAGATTAAATAACCATCTTGATGTCTAGTGGTCTTTACATCAATGCGAACATCTTTACCATCATTACCGCGCATCTTAAGATCAAAACCGCGCCTATGTGGCCCTATACTAAAGTCAGGATAAGCATTAATTACTCTAGCAACAGCTATTTCACCAGCAAACCCATTGATATCATTGTCAGGATTTGCTACTGCGCTTGAGTTGGTTCCATTTGTCAGGTTCTGTTGATTTCTTTTCGAGCCTACCGTTTTCGCTAGTGTCTGCTCCACTTCGTTGAGAGTTACTATCATGGTTTGTACCTTTGGTTGTCTTCTGTTCTTCATGTAGTGATGCATAAAGAATTGCATAATTCATTATGTCCTGACAACGTGAGCGCACTGTTTCATCGCTAACTTGTTTGCCAGTCTTTGCATCATTACATATAGCATCTACATGTTTTAACACGTATACCATCATGGCTTGTTGTGGTGTAGTACCAAGACGGTCCGCAACGTGTTTAAAGTTGTAATGCTTATCTGTGTTAGATATGGTGTATTCAATTGATTTAGAGTCACTTATATCAAGTGCCTCAGAAACAAATTTGTCTCTATACTCTGTAAATTCTTTATATGTCATCTGTCATGCCCTTGCTCATACCTTTTGGATTATCAATCTGTCGCATAATCTTATCCATCATGTCCGTCATTATCTTAAAGCGTGAAGTCTCACTAGCAAGGTTTGGTTGCTTGTTAGAATATTCTTCTAGTGTGTCAACAATGGCCTGACCAACAATTGCTATCATTTTTTGTTTAGCATTCATGATATATCCTCTCTATTTCTTTCCGGCATCGGGCAGCTTACCGCCTACGCCAACCTGGGTATCAATTTTCAAGCCTTTTGATGCCGGAATGTTTGCCGAGGATGGTTTCGCCAACCTTTCAATCAATCGTTTT